CGAAAGCGAGTCGTACAAATTGTCCTCAATAGCCTCCTCAGTAACTGAGAAGCCCATAGCAATGGTTTCGTGGTTGTAACGAGCCGTCCACGCTTCCTGTGCCGCATCGTATTCGATGGCGCTACCTTCGTCCTTAACAGGGGCAGCGGAGAATCCTGACAGCTTCGTTTCTTCTTCAAACGAGCGATCTGAACTCTCAGACTCGAAAACTTCGGCGTGTTCTTCACCGTACTTAGCATACTCCAGCCCGAACAGCGCATTGAGGCCGGGAAGGAGTTCTTTAAGTAGCTGGGCGCGAGAAATTGCCATTGTACTCTACTCCTTATATGCCAGTGGTGTTGTCAAACATGTGGCCTGCGTTCCATTTAACGTAAGCCTCAGTAAAACCACCAGATGAATTCTTCGTCTCCTCAACCAGCGCAACAATGCGGAATGGCAAGGTGTTCGTAGTCGCAGAAGTATCAGAGACCGCGCACTTGGAATTACCGGTAACCGTGCTGCCAGTGTTATCCACTCCAGCAACATTAGCTCCGATGTCCGTTATTGCGAAATCACCAATCGTCGTGCCAGAAGACACAACTGCAACCTTAAACAGAAGATCCGTAGCATCCGCAACGTAGGCCACAATATCTGAGGCTACAGTGCTTGCAGGATAATACTGCTTAAAGGTTTTCTGTGACGTACTTGGGTCCGTAAACGCGCACCCAAGAAAAACCCCAATAGGGGTCATGGCAGCGTCAAACGTATCACGTTCAACCGTGCCCCCGGTAACTAGTTGTACAGCGTCCCCATTGAAGATGTTAGTACCGTAGTTACTGGCAATAGAGTATTGCCGTGTAACACCTGCAAAAGGGGTGCCGCTCAACAGTTTTACCGGAACAAGCCCATAAGGCCCATCAATTGTCGGGTAAGCCATAGCTCATCCTCCTAAAGATTTATGTTCCACTACCGAAAGTGACCTTCGATTGCCTATCACTAAATAAGGGCATACGAGGATCGTTCTCTCTCATGAGGTTGTTATCGACAGATTCGATCTGGGCACGAGTCTGATCTGCATAGTACTGCGTGCGTTCTTCGACCAATTCTGCTGGAGCCTTGCAAAGCATGAGCCCACCGATGACTACATTGTCCTTAAAGCGTTCATGCTCTACGGCAACGATAGTTATCTCAGGGTGGTCTGAGGCTTTTACTGGCTCCCAACCTTCACGGAGTTTTGAGGACACATTAGTGGCATCAATCTGACCTTGAGTACTTACGCGAACCCAATGAAATGCATACCCCGGCTCGGGATGAGGTGACGGAAGCACCTCGGGGCGCGACCAAGCCTTTTTACGGGACGTTTTTTCACGGGTAGAAGTTTCTCGATTAAGCCGATTTTCAGCCATTCTGTTTCCCCATATCAATTGCAACCTGTTTGGCGTACTGTTCAGGGGTTAAACCCAACCTTTTAGCAAGTGTCAACTGTGTCTGCGTTAACCTAATTCGTTTAGGAGTAGTGCTCCGCGTAGCGGGGGCAACCACATTTGACCGCTTTTTCGGTTTTCGTACCTCTTCATCCCCCTCAAAATTTTCAGGGAATGTACTTCGCATCCGAGCATCGAGACGCTCGTAGTATTCATCGGAGACGGGATTTACTCCGTCTTCATTAACGAGCTTTGTATGCACCGCCATCGCAAAGCCCGTCATTTCAGTATCTTTGTTGAACCAAGGATTGCGTTCTTGCCAAGCAACCAATCTGGGGTCAACGTTCGGTGGCGGGGTAGTTGTTTCGCTTTGTACCGGAGTTTCTTCTTCCTGTAAAGCCGGTACTTTGAAGTTAGTCAGCTTGTCAGCTTTAATCTTCGCCGTAGTTAGCGTGTCTTGAGCAGCGACAACGGCATCTGAGTCTCCCCCCTCGTAGGCGTCTTTATATGCCTGCTTCGCGGAATCAAGCTCAAACTCAGCCGTTTTACGTGCTTGCTCAAGGAGGGCTGTCTGGTTTTTGTTGACGTTACCCTTTAACTCCTTATTTTCATCTAGGAGTTGTTGAGTCATCCGTTCCAGTTCTTCACGTTCTCGCAATGCCGTTTCTTTGGCACGACGCTCGTCGTGGTAGCCCTTGCTGAAATGCTGGATACGGCGGCGGACTTTCTCTGAATATTCCTGAAGTTCGTCCTCCGTTACCTCTGCAGGAGGCTCAGAAGGAGTTCGACCACGGTCCGCTTCGGGGGTGTCGTCAACGACTTCTAGTTCATAGTCTTCGCTGCTGTCAGCCTCAGACTCGACCTTGGTTTCCTGCCCCATAACCGTGGCGCTGGAGGGTTCAATTTCAATCTCAACCTCATCTTTGTCGGACTCCGACTCGTGAGGGAACTCAAACTCAACTTTTTGAAAAGCCATATCGCCTCCTAGACCGTCATAATCCCACGAGGATCAGGGATAACCGCTTCAATAGAATCATCGTTCATAAGGCGGTATTCCTTCCCGTTTACTTTGAATCGGGTCCCGGTGTTCATGCGAAACATGACGTAATCGCCCCGTTTACACCAAGGTCCGTTAGGATAACGATCAGGGTCCTTATAGGCGTCTTCGCCCATATCTAGGACGATACCTAGGATTGAGAGGATAAACTCTTTGTTCTTCTCCCCTTCTGTCTTCAGGATCTCACTACCTTCGTAACGCTCTTCAATATCAGGGAGCGCCACTAAAACCCGGTAGCCCACAGGAACAGGTAGCTGGGCTTCCCACTCCTCTTCAGTCAAAGAAGCGACGTTAGCCTCACTCATCATTATCACCGTAATTGCGCGAGAGGTCTTCTACAATAGCCTTGCTGGACTGCAGACCCCGAAGCAGCCCAACAACTTCCCGATAGTTCGCAAAATCCTTCGCGGAACCAGCGGTTAAAAATTCAGTGGATGATGAGATCTGATCGTCTATCCGATCCGTAAGCACCTCAAAGAGGGTTTTCGCCACTAGGTATCCTTAGTATTCCTAGGCTTCGCCATAGATGAAGCCATCTTCGCTAACTCCAGATCCAGTTTTGTCCGGTCCCGGCGTCGGTCTGCTGCAAACTTAACGCCTTCCTTTTCGGCGTCCATTTCAAGTTCTTTACGCTCCAGAGCCAGCTTTTCAGACTCAACTACGCTGTCAACCATGTCCTTCTGTGCCTTGCGCTGCAGTTCCTGCTGCTTAACAGTGGCATCAAGTTGATCCTTAGCGGTCTTACGCTGTACCTCTTGCGCCTTAATCTGAAGCTCCTGTTGTTGTAATTGTAACACAGGATCTTGCGCCTGCTGCTGGGCTTTCTGCTGCGCTGCTTCCTTCTGGTGAGTCTGGGTTAACTGTGTACCCGCCTTAGCCAGTAGCTGCGACAGTTCTACTTCAATATTCTCCGGTAGCTCCTCATTAGGCGGCGGTAACGCAACGCCCAATTTCTCTTCCATCTGCTTCCGGTACTTGAAGCCCAAGTGCTCAGCGATATGCGCTTGCAACGAAGCCATGATCTTTTGCGCCTGAGGATTCTGCCCAACAAGCTGAGCAACCATTGGATCTTGCATGAAAGATGTATGTGTAGTGATGTGAGCGTCGTGGTCCTGATTGAGAAATGCCTTGAGAGGCTTACCAACCAGAGCGTCCATGTTCTCACTAACTGGATCAGCCGGTTTAGCATCATCACGAGTCGGTACCAATTTGTCTGCGTTTTTAACCCCCAGCACCTCAATCATCTGACGGTGCAACTGGGGCAGGTCATATATCTGCGGAGCAGACTGAGACATCTGTAGCACAGCCTGATACTGCACCACCCGCTGCGCCATAGTAGAACTATTCGGGTCACTGACAGGCAGCACATCGACCATCGCGTAGTCGTCCTGCTTTGCGCTTATCTCCCCTCGGAGGGGCTCGTACCCGTACTCAACAGGGGCGTACTCCGCAAGAATCGATTTCAGGAGCTTGAACTCCTGTTTCATAGCGTAGTGCACACGAGCCTGTACAGCCGCCATAGGCTTGAGCGTGCGTTCCAACAAGGCCAACGTCGTACCTACCGGCGCGTTAGCAGACATGTCAGAAATATTCATGTCACTGATGGCCCCGAGTCTACGGCCTTCCTGCGTTATCTGATTCAGTAACGCGACCAGTGTCTGACTCGGTTCCTTATAAGGAAGGGGCATGATGTTGTCGCGGATCGATCCGGACGGCACATCAACGTCTTTCCACTCCCCCGGCTCAATCGGGGTGTCATCACCCTTTATACGCAACCCACGGGATTTCAGACCCCCCGGAAGGTTAGACAGGGTGCCTGCGTCCACCAATTGCCGTAGGAGCGATGTTCCCGCTCGGGCGTACCCCCCTATGATATGTATCAGCCCCAGCCCATAAAAGCCGAAACCCGGTACATATACATAGTGGACAAAGTGCTGCCGCTTCAGGGTCAGTGGGTCTGTCTCGTCCCAGTTCCTGCGTACCGCTAAAACTTCATTACTACCCTGCTCAATAGTAACAACGTAAGGCTTAGCAATATCATCGTCGTCATCAACACCATCGATAATAAGATCCGCATGGACCTCATATAGGGTGTACCGCCCGTCATCATTGAGGGTAAACCCACCTTCTTCGGCTTTTTTCTCTTCGATGTCGGTGTGGTACGGCTGGGGGTCACCCAATTCAACATCCGCGTAGAACCCGGACGCCTGAAGTTTCCGTACCTCGTTCTTTGTCTTACGCATGATGTGCGTAACACGTTCAGCCGTCTCAATATGGCTCGCACCGTAAGGGACAATGACATCCTCGGCAGGTATATAGATAGCGGCCTGTCGGCCAAGATTCGGGTCAAAATAAACTTTTTTGAAGGCACTACCAGCCAGCCCAAGGCTGTACAACAGCCGCTCGTGTTCCGGACGGTACTCAACCATGTGCTCAGTAAGCTCATAGTTCATGTCCGCCTTCACCCGCTCCGAGGCTTCCAGCTTGGCTTTGGTCTCTTGCCCTAGAATTTTAACCTTAACGGGGCCAGCCGCCGGAAAAGTCTCCGACATAGTTTCGGCTTGGAACCGGATAGCCGCTTCCGCCAGCACTGTGGAATAAACACCACACGCACCTTCCCAAGGCTCTGTACGCTCCTCGTACTTGAACCCCAGTACCTCCAGCCCTTTAACAAAGGTATCCGCCCACTCTTTGCGGCTATCAATGTCGGTCTTAACATGCCCAGTCACATCCTGTGCGAGGGCACGCAACTGAGACTCGTCAAGGGCCTCTGCAAGATTGGCGTCGAACTCCATGAAGTCCGCTTCTTCTGCGTCAGGAACAATGGTTATCTCCATGCTCCCGTCGCTCAACATGACCGCTTCCGGGTCTACTATCTCAATTTCAAGATCTGTAGCTTCTTCAGCAATGCCGAGTCCGGTAGGAGCGGCGTACAGTCCTTTCTCAATAGCCATAACGTGCCTCTAAATTAATCTTGTACGCCCACCTTTACGGAAATTCCTAGGCAACTCTATAGACAAAGGTTTTTCACCTGTACCTGTTAGTTGTTGCCACCAAGGTCTAGTGTCTTCACGAAAATACTTCCCACGCGCCATGTCAGGAAGGTGTTCCTGAAAGTACATACCCGAATTGTACGGATTTGAACTACTCAACTTAGGATTCTTAAGTAGCACACGCCGCAGGGGCTCTTCCTCTAAAAGGGAATTTGCATACTCAACAAGCTCTTCTTCCGTCGCATCCGTCGTGGCCCTACGGATAGCCATATACCTCTCGTAATCTTCTGAGTCGCCTTCTATTAGCTCCGTGAACCGCATCTGAGCCCTCAAGGGGGCAATTAGAGACTCTGCGAGACCCCGCACATTCTTTACCAAATCCTGTTTATTCTGGGATGCTAACAAGTCTTGAACCCGGTTAACGGCCTCACGATCACCTCTATTAGCTTTGGGACCCGCATCTGAGCCTTCAAGGTGCCGATACTCATGCGCCCAAATACGCGGGTTAGCATTCACCGCCTCTATCACATTTACGGTATTAGGCTCAAACACCATCTCATACTCCACCCCATCCTTTATAAGAGGAGGAAGAGCGACTGGTTCAGAGTGGGGGTTGGCTGCTCCCCCTATGTTAATACCGTACTCATCAGCAATACCGGGGCCGTAAGTTCTTAACCTAGCGCGAGAAGGATCAATCGTAGAACCTTTAGGCATATAAGGCGCTATACTCGTCTGAAACTCTGCGTCACCAAGCTGCAGAGAAGCCAAAAAACCCTTCTGCTGGTCTTCAGACATCTTATTCGCTGCTTTAGTAAGCACCCCCCTAACTTCGGGAGACCCCTTAGCGATAAGGGCTTCTAACTCTGGTATAAGCGCCATTAATAGTAACTACCACGTCGTTGTTTGAAGTAGCGAAGTTCGTCGGGCTCGTCTGTGGGTAAGCGTATAAAACCGCCTTGACGGAAGCGCATAAGCGCCATGACTGTGGAGTCAACCAAGTCATCATGACTCATAAAAGGAAATCCAGCAATCTCCTCAATTACCTCCTCTGCCCACCGGGTGGGAGGTGCCCACACAAGTCCTGACGCAACAATATCCGCTACCGAATTTAACCGCGCCAACTTATCCCCAGTGCCCCGATGCGGAGTGTACTCAGAGACGGGCAGGCCCATCCTCCGCATCTCCTGATACAGCGCCGTCCCGGCAGATTTTTTCTCCACTATGAACGCATCCGGCTCCCACTC